CTCTAATTTCAGTAGCTGCTTTCTGAGAATCACCAAAGATTGATGCAATCTCTTGACGTAAAGCAGCTTCCGAGAAAGGTGTGTTTTGATCTATCAGTGTTATTGAACGATCAATAGCCTGTACTCTATCAGAAATTTGTTTTGTAGCTTGTTCTCCTTGGGCTACCAAAGCAGCAGTTTGTCCTGTGTTTAATGTAATATTTGTTGTTTGACGAGATTTTGCAGCCTCTTCAACCCGTTTGTTAACAGCAACACGTTCTGGTTGAGTAAGGTCCATAAAGTTTTTATTGTACAACTCAAGAGATACTGCTTCTCTATCTGTACCAACTGATGGAGGTGCTTTTGCTTTGTCTGGTTTAGCAACTAAATCTGCATAGTTACCTGTTTCTCTAAACTTGTCTAAACTTTCTGGTGTAAACTTATCTGGATCAACTTTACCAAACGGTGTATCTAGTTTCTCTCTCTGAGCCTTTGCAGCCTCTGCTAAAGCCTTCTCAGTCTGTGCTCCTTTCAATCCAATCTCTGCTTGAGTCTTAAGCGATGTAGACTTAACGTCTTCATACTTAGCAGAGGCTACGATAGCTTTGTCAATCATACCTCTGGACTGATAAGCATTAATCAATGCAGGGTACAGTTGTTCAGAGTCAGTGAAGTCAACACCACTATCCTTCAATTCTTTGAAGATAGCTTCTTGCTGTGCTGCTTCCTTCAGCCTAGGATCTTCAATACCGAACAAACCACCTAAAGCTTTACCAGCTTGTCTACCACCCTGTAGAGCTACCCTTGTTAGTTGCTGCTCAGGACTAAGCTGTGCTAACTTAGCAGTGATTGCCTCATCCTCTTGAGCGATACCAGCCTGTGTCTGTGCTAGGCTAGGACCAAACAAACTCATCTGTTGCTGTGCCATTATATTTCCTTAGATAAACAGACCAATGTCTTGATTACCGTATCCCAAGCCAGTACCAAACCCTAAAGAGTTTATGTTACCTGCTGCATTAGGATTAAACAGATTACCTAGAGCACTACCAACGACACCACCTAAGGCATTAGAGCCACCAGCACCACCTAACAGACCTTGTGTTAGTTGTTGATTAGCGCCAGACCTAGCTGCTGTAGCTTGTAGTTGTCTTGCTAACAAGTCCTGTAGACCTTGACGCTGTAGTACACCGGCAGATTGAATACCTTGTGTCTGTAAGTTAGTTAACAGATTCTGTCTAGCAAGGTTAGAAGCAAACTGTTGTTGTGCTGCTTGCTGTGCTGTGGTTCCAAGCTGTACAGCAGGTTGTAGTGCAGCAGTGCCTTGAGACAGTAACGTACCACGTTCACCTAATGCAGCCTGTCTAGACTGTAGCTCACGCTGTAGTTGCTGCTGTGCTATAGCTTGTTCCTGAGCTAACAACTCTGGTGACGTACCACCATAAGCAGACCCACTTACACCCAATCTTCCTTGAGCACGTAAGCGTTCTTCAGTGGCTAGGCGTTGACGTTGTTGCTCTGGTGCGGACAATGCAGCTAACTTGTTGTAATAATCCTGCGATAACTGATCAACATTAGTCATACCCGCTTGATTGAAGGACTGCTGTGCAGCCTGCATTGCAGCATTCTGAATATTCTGACCAGAAGGACCAAACAAGTTCGTAGTGATACCATAAGGTGTAAACTCACCTAACTGCTGACCTGTCTGTGTTGCTAATGTATTATACTGCCCTTGGATGTTAGATGCAAGTGTATTGTACTGTTGTTGACTGATCTGCCCTTGTTGGAGTAACGCATCAGCAGCTTCTTTAGCTTGTTGATAGTTAACACCAGCATTGATTAACTGACCAATAGTGTTTGCTTGGTTGTTACCAGCAAGTCCTGACAGTAAAGAACCAGCAATACCTTTAAAACCAGACAGGAGTGTGCTACCTAAGTTACCAAATAAACTGTTTATATCCGTACCAGGAATAACTGGCGGTGTAACAGGTGGGGTAACAGGAGGCACTACTGGAGGAACCTCAGGAGGAACTACAGGTGGAGTTGCCGGAGGTACTACCGGAGGAGTCTCTGGTGGAACTGTCGGTGGCACTTCCGGAGGTACTGTAGGAGGAACTTCCGGAGGCGTTGTCGGAGGAGGCTCTGGAGTTGTTGGTGTAGGTGTTGTTGGAGGAACATCAAATAAACGAAGACCATCACCTGATTGATTTAACAACTGTTCAATCTGTGTCGGTGCTAATTTCTGTGCAGCGAGATTAGCAGCATCAGCAGCAATGAAAGCATCGACACCACTGAACTCAAGGATCTGAGCAATTTGTGATTCTGGGATACCTTGAGCAGCTAGTTGTGCAGCATCAGAGGCTATGAAAGCAGCATCAGATACAGCAGCAGCTCCACCTAGATTACCAAGTAAGTTACTAGCACCTATCGCACCTCCAACAACCCCTAGAGCCTGTAACCAGCCTTGAGCATCAGAAGGATTAGGAGTAGCTAATCTTGTTGATGTTGGTACACCATAAGCATCATACTGTTGTACTAGCAGTTTACCGTCCTGTGCTCCGATAACTTGTTCAGTTACTAAGTCTTCACCTTTGTCTAACTGTCTTACATTACTAGGACCACCAAAGGTTCTTTGAATAGTACCAGTTAGCATAGTACCTAAAGGAACACCAGCATCTCTAAAGTAGTTCTGAGTATCCGTTGTTGACAGGTTCAGAGCTTTACTGATAGCAGGTAGATCTAATCCATACTGTTTAGCAGCTAACTGCACAGCCTGTGGATCATTGCTATTCCTGTTAATAAAATCAGACACTGATGGTATCGTTACTTGTTGTCCTGTTTTTAGAGCACTGACAATATACTCATCACTATTCTTAAAAGCATTAGCCACATCATCTAACGTGGCTGTGCCTTTACTCAATGAATCTACCCAGAACTGTAAACCATTCTGGTCAGGAGATCTCTGTAGAATAGATTGATAAAGATTAGTAATGCTTGATGTTGCTTGATCAAAAGCATTTCTTGCGGAATCAGCCATTATATGACCCTACCTGTTTTCACAAATACGTCCAATTGTTGAATAGAAAAGATGTCAGATCCTATGTCAGCTTCAATACCGACCTGAAACACTCTTCCTGAGCCGCTAATAGGTTTACGAATACTATTGATAAGTAAACCAGCGTTGTATTCGTTAATGTTGTATTGAGCAATGTTGTACTCTGACCGAGTAAAACTATCTAATGTTGTCTGTGTTGTTCGATAAGCAGTACCATAATCAGTACCCCATCTGAATGTAACTCTAGTAGACTGTCCACCGATAACTAACAGAACTAACTTCTTAAGTATCTTAAAGATTGAAGCAGCACCAGCATCAATGTGTGCTGTGTAGTAAGCAAACCTAAATGTTTCTCCGTTATCGCTTGTACCTGTGTACTCAGCTAAGTAACCAGATCTACTTATGTACAGTTTACGATCATTTGTGCTGCATAGTGCTTTAGGTGCTAATGTCCACACTGTAGTTTTACATGAAGTATCTTGTAGTCTTTGCTTTGTGTCAAAACAGTAGGATACACCTCTTGTAGGTAAACTTAAGAGATAGAACCCATCTTTCTCGTAGAAGACTGATCTGATGTTTTCGTTGTCGTTGTTGGCGATAACATCTGAGATAAGATCATCTCTGACATTTTTAGACACATCGAATATAGGTGCTGATTTTTCTTGTATGACTCGTCCAAGACTTCTAACACCTGTCTCGGATAAGAAGAAAATATCTGTACCGACATCCTGGATAGAATCACGGCTAATACACCCAACTCCATCAATAACCTCTTCTAAAACTAAATTGCTTGTGGGATTACTAGCAGCACCGCTGTAAATAACTATAGACTTCTTACAGAATACAATTAAGCGACCATTAAAGGCCGCTAGAGCTACGATACTATCTGTTCCGTTAGTAAACACAGCCTCAATATCAACAGACCCTGAAGAGCCTCCTGTCCAAGCATAACCAATTAAGGTATCGGACCAAGTAACCAATGTTTTGTTAGATGTTGTATCAGCAACCCATAGACGACCGTAAGCAGCTAAGACTTCATTACCTTGTGGTACTGTTCCTGTGTAGCCTGAATAAGCGGACACAAGTGAATAATTACCTGTGGTATGATCGTATATGATTGGTGCGTGAGCACGTTGAAAGAAGTAAGTAAAGCTATTGAAGGTTACTACTTTCCAATTCTGTGCTGTCCATGTAGTACCAGTGTACTTCAGTGTTAATGAAGTAGTACCTGAATAGATCTTATTGTCACCAATGGTTAGGATCTCTGTAGAACCATTTTCTTTTATGACTTGGTGAATAACTGTAGGTTCTGTGCTATTAAAACCAGAGGATGTGTTGACATTGTCCCATCCACGCCTAGCAGCAATACGACCATATTGATCAATAACTGCATTGTCAGCTCTTAAAGCAAATTCCTTAGGTAAAGTTACAGAAGAATCTTGTGTATTTAACCCAAAGAATCCTGGAGCAACAATAGTGACTGGTTTTAACTGATCAGCCATTATACTGCTTCCCAGAGAACTAAATCACTTTCTCTACCAGCTTCAATAGAGATATAGTTAGCAAGTGTCTTACGATAAAGATCTGCTTGCTGATCAGATAGACGACCACCATCCTCTCCACGTTCATTGATAGCACGTAGATAAGCACCTTGGATAACAACATCTGATGGTACATAGATAACATCAGTATCATTAATAAGATCTGCTTGAGGTACAATGCAATCAAACTTCAGTGTGTAAACTGCATCTGGAACAGGGAATACATCAACGGACAATACACCAGCAGAGCTTGTCGTAGCCATAGCATAGCTGCTAGGACG